ACGAAAAAGGTTACGAAGTTGGCTATCTAGGTACGCAAATACGTCAACGAATGAAACGTGATAAAAAACGTTTTTGGGCAGGTGACAATATCAGTGAATATCTTAAGCCCGGCGATAAAGAAATTCTAATTAGTGATGCTACAGAAGCATTTGAACAAGTATTAGACACATTACTAATTGATCAAGAAACTGATCCTAATTCAAAAGGAACAGCAAGACGATTAGCCAAAATGTATTTTAATGAAATAATGGCAGGAAGATATGACCCAGCACCAGATGCAACAGCATTCCCAAATGATTCAGCAGACAGATACGAGGGTATGTTGGTTGTGCGTAGCGAACTACGTAGTATGTGCAGTCATCATCATCAACCTGTTAGTGGAGTGGCATACATTGGAATTATTGCGGCAGAAAAACTTATCGGCTTGTCCAAGTATACACGTATTGCCCAATGGTGTGCTCGTCGAGGAACCTTACAGGAAGAATTGTGTATTGACATAACCAATGAGATTATGGCTGCAACTGGTAGCAAGGATGTTGGTGTTTATATTCAAGCAGTACACGGATGTTGTGAGAATCGTGGCATTATGGCACACTCTAGTCTAACACAAACAACTGTACTTAGAGGTGCGTTCAAAGATGATCCCAACACTAAAAAAGAATTTATGGACAATGTTAAATTGCAACAAGAATTTGCACCTCGATGAAATACATCACTAACATAACAGGGGAGATCAAACTTCCCTGGGAGCCTGGGCTATTAGAATGGTTACAGGAACGTTATCCTGCTTCAAAATATCGTATAGTGGAAGAATATCAAGATGAAGAAATTTCTTAATTGGTTGGATAAGTTAGGTCGCAAACGCATTGTTATGGATCGTATTAACAACGAACCATACTTAGAACGTTATTATCTTTTTCTAAAAGATCGTAAACGGTTTCCATTCAATGTGTTTCTACATAAGTTTCTTAAATCAGATCCAGATGACGTACATGATCATCCTTGGCCCTATGCCACGTTGATTCTAAAAGGCGGCTACTGGGAGTGGATTCCTCATTTTGATAGTCATGGTAAAAAAGTTAATGAAACTGCCGAGTGGAGAGGTCCTGGTCATTTTCGTATTTGTAAAGAGAACAGCTATCATCGTATAGAAATCGATCCTGACATAGCATGTTGGACATTGTTTATGCCGGGTCCTCAACGTAGAGAATGGGGATTTTTAGTTAACAACAAATGGATTCATAACGAAACATACTTAACAGAAAGAGCAAAAAATGGATAACAAGGTAAACGAGATATTACATATCCTCCAAGAAGAATGTGCAGAAGTTACGCAGGCAATTAGTAAGTGTTTTCGATTTGGATTGAACAATGCCAAACCCGGAAAGCCGTTAACTAATGTAGAACACCTAGAAGGTGAAATTGGGGATTTACTTGCAATGGTAGATCTGCTAAAATGTTATAATGTTGTCAGTGAAGAAGGCCTAAACACTGCCAAACAAGCAAAAATTGAAAAACTAAAAATGTGGTCTAATATTTACGAAGGTGAACCAGATGGCATATAAAACAGTTTATACAGAAGTGGAAGTCGATGTTGATCTTGCAGATTTTGACACTGATGATTTGCTAGAAGAACTAGAAGAACGTGGAGCATTACCTGTCGAAGGGCAATATGATTCTAAAGAAATTTTGGAAGCAATCTATCATAAACGTAGACTTGGTCGCACAGATTACGAAAAAGAATTAGATCAATTAATCTACGCAGGATTAGGAAAAATAGTATGAGCAAAATTAAAATAGCAGAATTATTTTACAGCATACAAGGTGAAGGAAGATATATGGGAGTTCCTTCCGTTTTCTTACGTACCTTTGGTTGTAACTTTAAATGTCAAGGTTTCGGCATGCCTAGAGGTGAGCTTAGTGTTGAGGCAGACGAACTGGGCAACCTTGCTCATATGTTTAACAAATATGAAGAACTTCCGCTGGTTAGTACAGGTTGTGATAGTTACGCTAGTTGGCATCCAGACTTTAAAGATCTAAGTCCAATGCTTACTTCGGATGCTATAGCTGATCGAATTATGGAAATTCTTCCACACGGCAAATGGCTAGACGAACATCTAGTTATTACAGGTGGTGAGCCGTTGCTAGGTTGGCAACGTGCTTATCCAGATTTGTTGAATCATCCTAAGATGGCAGGATTAAAAGAAATTACATTTGAAACAAATGGTACTCAAAAGCTAACAGAAGAGTTTAAGGAATATCTAGTACAATGGCAAATGCCTAATATGGATTTTGCTAGAGAAGTTACATTTAGCGTGAGTGCTAAACTTCCATGTAGTGGTGAGAAGTGGAGTGACGCAATTCTTCCAGAAGTTGTTTGTGAATATGGGCAAGTTGGTACAGCATACTTAAAGTTTGTTATTGCAACAGAAGAAGATCGTGATTATGCCCTAAAGGCTGCAAGCGAATATCGCACAGCAGGTTTTAAAGGACATGTTTATCTAATGCCAGTAGGCGGTGTAGAAAGTGTCTACGCAATGAATAATAAGGCGGTAGCACTGATGGCTATGAAGAATGGATTGCGTTATAGTGACCGACTACAAGTGCCGCTCTTTAAAAACGAGTGGGGAACTTAATGGAAACTAAACAAAGAACAATAGTAAGGATGTTAACATATCGTCTCACAGCATGGTTGTTTACTATCTTTTGGACGTGGTTGTTTACTAACGATATTGGCTCAGCTACAGGATTTGCTACAGCACTACATATTCTTTTGAGCATTGATTATTACATACATGAACGCATTTGGCTTAAAATTAAATGGGGCAAAATTGATGCGTAATATCAACTATTGTCATTTTGATGATAGATACGCATCGTCTTGGACTTTGAGATTCAAAGGAATTTATGCTTCATTACGTCGAGATAAAGTGGCAAAGACTTGGCATTTTTATATTAAGCAGATAACTGATTTAGATATCCTAGGCTTATATTACGAAATAAATTGGAAAGTTAAATGATTAGAGATTTTTTTAAAAAATTAGTTGGACTAGATAAAATTGAAGCCGAAGTTATTGAGGCTACAAAAAGAAAAGTTGAAGCCGAAATTGAGGCTGCAACTGCCGCAGAAGAAGCAAGACTGGCAAAACTGTCTCCAAAGGAACGTGCTACTGAAGCTAAGGAACCTTGGGTAGAAGTTTTAGATACACACGTTAATAAAGAAAATGTTCGCAACGGGTTCTTCGAACTTGACTGGAATGAATATTTTGTGTTACAATTACGTAGCAATGGTTATCAAGGTGATACTGATGAATCCATTGTTGATCAATGGTTCCAAGATCTTTGTAGAAATATTGGTGCCGAAGCTGGCGTTGATATGGAACGTAGAGGTAGTGGATTTGTTAACAGAGCGTTACGAGATGACGGAAAAACTGAGATTGGTTAATGACATATATTCTAGTAGATACTGCTAATACATTTTTTAGAGCACGTCACGTTACACGTGGTGATATTGATGACAAAGTTGGAATGAGTATTCATGTCATTCTTAACAGTGTTCGCAAGGCATGGAAAGACTTTGGCGGTAGTCATGTAGTATTCTGCCTCGAAGGTCGTAGCTGGCGCAAGGACCATTATGCTCCGTACAAGCGTAACCGCACCGACGCTCGGGCTGCTCAAAGCCCTCGCGAGGCTGAGGAAGATAGAGTATTTTGGGAAACATTTGACAAGTTTAAAGATTTTGTCACAGAGAAAACAAACTGCACAGTACTACAAAATCCACAATTAGAAGCAGATGATTTAATTGCTGGATGGATACAAAGTCATCCAAATGACAATCATGTTATTATCAGCACCGATGGCGACTTTGCACAATTGGTTGCTACTAATGTGAAGCAGTACAACGGTGTTATGGGAATCACAACTACTCATGAGGGATATTTTGATGACAAAGGCAAACCTGTCATTGATAAGAAAACTAAACAAGTCAAGCCCGCACCGGACCCACAATGGCTACTCTTTGAGAAGTGTATGCGTGGTGACACCTCAGACAACATCTTTAGTGCTTATCCGGGAGTACGTGAGAAAGGCACAAAGAATAAAATTGGTCTCCGTGAAGCGTTTGGAGACAGGGACAGTAAAGGATATTCTTGGAATAACATGATGCTTCAACGTTGGACCGACCACGAAGGTGTCGAACATCGTGTTAAAGATGATTATGAACGTAATCAACTACTGTGCGATCTTACTGCACAACCAGAAGAGATTCGGGCTGTTATTAAACAGACCATTAACACCGCAATTGCCAGTGAAAAGAATATACCACAAGTTGGTATTAGACTATTAAAATTTTGTGCGGCTTATGATCTTGTCAAAGTCAGTGAACAGGTACAAAGTTACGCAGATCCACTTAATGCAAGGTATACATTATGACTACAGTAGCAAAGGTATTAATTCCTAATAAAAGTTGGTTGTTAGAAGACAACGGCCTAAAAATAGGAACACTGAATAAGGAAAGAAGTTCTTATTCTATTATTAAAAATGGACAAAAGATTCCAGTTGGTACAGCCAAAGATGTTAAAGAAAAATTGGGTATCACATTTACTGAATCTTTAAAAACTGTAAAAACAGAAGTAAAAGAATTTTCCGTTTACGACTTCCCCTGTGGATCTAAACCTTACGGGTCTGTTTATAATATTCGTAAGAAACTTCCAATATATGCAAAAAGCTCAAAGAGTAAAAGTCAATACTGTGCCGGACACTATGTGATTAAATTCCGTAAAGGTTGGGTAAAGAGCTTTTGTCCTAAACTTATTACCTTAGAACGGTATCCATTTCACGGTCCTTTTAAAACTGAATTAGAAATGAAACAGATGTTGGGTACACTAGGAAGAAAAGATAATGAAACAAATTAATACATTACCTATCGAATTATATCTAGAAAAGGCCAGAATCGCAAACAAATCTGGTCAGAAAACTCTAGTTCTTGACATAAAAGAAGCCGTGGCTCTTTCAGATAGCCTAGCAGTAGTAATGACTAGACTAACTGGTCAACTAGAGGACCTTATTGCAAAGTCACAAAGAACACAGCCCCAAGAGGAAGTTATACAGGTCAGCATGGACGGGGGCGGATTTCGGTAATTTTTAAATAAATAAATGCGTATATTTCTGGAACATACGCATTATGAGTCGACCAAAACCTAACATATTATTAGAAGTAACAAATAAGAAAAATTACAAGACAGAACAGGTTTTGGAAGCAGATGCCATTTGGGCAGTCTTTTATAAAGACAAACCTGTTAATCTCAAAACTACTAGTATTGTCGCTCAGGATCTTGGACCAAAATATAAAAAAGTTAGTTTTTCAAACGCAGGCCATGCATTTAATCTTGCAGAAAAATTAAACAAACTTTTTAATTGTGAAGACTTTTCTGTGTATAAATTAACCACAGGACAAAAACTTAAAGATGAATCAGAAGGATGAAATCACCAAATATGTAATGACCCAGTTGGGCATACCTATTGATGACGTCACTTTTAAAAAAGCCACTTTTGCTTGGTGGCAAAATCCAAGAAGAAAAGACCAAGGCGGATTTCGATTATCCGAAAAAGGTTACGAGTTTTTGAAACGGGCAGATCTCAAAGACTATGAAATTAAACTACCCAAAGATACAGAATTTAATAGTCAATTGATAATTTGGTTAGACAAATTTGTAGACTGTCCTTTTTACATTACTAAAAAATCCATTTTTGTATTTGGAGAAAAAATGGCTGTACAGCTAATTTTATTTTCTGGAGACATCAGAAAGTATGGATGGAGTAAAGCAAGAAGTGTTGCAAAATCACAACTTGACGCGGCTTAAGAAAGAGAGTATAATTTATACATGCGTTGCAAAAAACGCATCAAATTTCAACTCAACAAAGGTTTTAAAATGGCAGAAAAAATCAGCGGTAACCGCACTGTTACTCCTAATGAAGCTAAAAAAAGCATTCGTAAATGTGTAAAAATTAAACGCCCTGTATTCTTGTGGGGAC